AAAAAAATGATTTCATGTTTAATATTGGTCCATCTGTTTTAACATCAATGTCTGCTAATTATACTCCAGATGGTCCTCATTTTCATGATTTAAATGGGCGTAAAGCACCATTATCAGTGGAAATATCGCTCAGTTTTACAGAACTTAAAATTGTCACTCAACAAGAAATATTGGATTATAATTACTAATGGCAAATTTTTACTTCGAATCTTTTCCAATCATTCAATATGATCTTAAAAAGAATGGAAAAAAAGAATTTCTAACCAATATAATGGTTAGATTTAAAATTCAGGAAACTTTAAAAAAGATAGTATCTCCTTATTATGATTATTCAATTATAGAAGGAGAAAGACCAGATCATGTCGCCTTCAAATTGTATGATGATCATAAATTAGATTGGATTATATTGTTAGTAAATGGAATATTTGATCCTCATTATGATTGGCCATTGTCTTATAATAGTTTCCAAACATATATAAAACAAAAGTATGGTAGTATTCCAGTAGCACAAAATACAGTGCATGAATATAGAAAAATATTAAATATTCAATCAGTAAGATATGATAATACGATAATTCCTAAAAGAACCTTAGTAGTAGATGAAACTACTTATAATAGTCTTCCTATTGCTGAAAAAGAACTTATAACAAAATATATGTATGAAGTAGAACTTAATGATATGAAACGAAATATTAAAGTGGTATCACAAAGATATATATCTGCGATTGTTCAACAAACAAGAGATATTTTTAATGGCTGAAACTTCATATGTAGCAGGGAAAATCGATCTTTTAGATTTTGTTATTATAAATTATTCTAGAAAAATCGTAACGGATATTAGAAGACAGTGTGTTGAATTTAATGTATATGAAGATTTATTTTCACCTACAATTTCGTTTACTGCTACTATGCTTGATAGTAATGGACTTATTGAAAGATTTCCATTTATAGGTGAAGAATTAGTTGCAGTTTCTTTTAAACTTCCTACTCAAACGACGATATATAAAAAGATTTTTTCAGTATATAAAGTTGGTAATAGGAATGAGAGAAAAGAACGAGATGAATCATTTTCAATTTTTGGAATTTCATTAGAAAGTATTATTGATTGTTCATCGACTGTTGATTCTTCATTTATAGGTCAAACATTTTCTGATATAATAAGCAAAACATATGATCAATATTTTTTGAATTCAGATTTGAGACATGGTCTCAGAAATGAAGATTTTTATTTGACATATGATAAACCATTATTTTCAGAACCAAGTTCTGGCTTACATTCAGTTGTAGCACCATTGACTACACCTTTCAAATTCATTTCATATTGTGCTAGACAAGCACAATCCATAAAATATAAAGAAAGCGATTATGTTTTTTATGAAAATAATGATGGATTCAACTTTCAAACGATTAGTAGTTTAATCGAACAAGAACCAATAGAAGATTATTATTTGGCGGATCCCGCGACGAAAGAAACATCCGATTCACCTGTGACTATTAAAGACTATCAAATAGTTAGAAAGTTAGAATATAATAGTGATGAGTTTGATACCATTAAAAGTACTTTATCTGGCTTATATGATAATAGAGTATTAGTTTTAGATCCTATATTAAAGAAATTCACAACACAGACTTTTAATTATTATAATAGTAAAAATTTCGATGATGATTTTACCAATTTGGATAAGCATAGTTTTGTTTCGGAATATTCCCATTATAAAGGATATAAAGGAGTTTCACATTCTCGTTATATAATTTCCAATTTATCTGATATTGAATATAATCAAACATCTTATTTAAAGGGAAGAACTATTGATAGAAATGGTAACATTTTGGATCCTGTTTCACACTTTCCTTTTAGAAGGCATAAATTTTTGAATAATCTAATATCTAAAACATCACAGTTAAATACTAAATTTATCTTGAAAATAGATATACCGGGTGCACCAGAAAGAAAAGTAGGTGATATTATCCGTTTGTTTGTACCACAGAGATCCGCAGTAAAAGAATTTAATCAGGTCTATAACTTATTATATGGTTCAAATCCTAAATTTCTAATAAGTTCTGTTCACCATAGATATGATTTTACTCAAGATTTATATATAACTACTTTAGAATTGATAAAAGATTCACCTGGTCAACAAATTGTTCAAACTGAAGGACAATTACAAAGCGAAAGATCTGGAGGTGTTATAACATAATGAATAAAGATTTTAATTCAGAATATTTGGGCTATCAATTTATTTGGTTTTTTGGAATAGTAGAAGATAGACTCGATCCTCTAAAATTAGGAAGAGTCAGAGTAAGATGTTTTTCATGGCATAGTGAAGATAAACAAAAAGTTCCTACGAATGCTTTACCATGGGCTCAATGTATTCAAGATATTAGCAATGCAGCAACGTCTGGTATTGGTCGCTCACCAACTGGTCTTGTAGAAGGATCATGGGTTTTCGGGTTTTTCTTAGATGGCGAAGATGCGCAAAAACCTATGGTTTTGGGTGTATTACCGGGTATACCTCAAACAGGTTCAGATACTACTAAAGGTTTCAATGATCCTGAAGGAAGATATCCAAATATATTGAATGAACCAGATGTTTCTAGATTAGCTAGAAATGAAAATATCCATCTGACTAGTGTTCAATCGAAAAAAGATACTAGAGATTTATCGATACCTATAGCTAATACAACTAATAAATGGAATCAACCACATAATCCATATAATGCAAGATATCCTTATAATCATGTTTGGCAAACTGAATCTGGTCATATCATTGAATTAGATGATAGTGCTGGTTCTGAAAGAATTAACATATACCATACTAAAGGAACATTCATTGAAATTGATAGTAATGGTACGAAAGTATCAAAAACTATTGGAAATCAATATGAAATCTTAGAAGCAAATGGCTATATACATGTTAAAGGTAGTGCTAATATTACAGTAGACGGTGATGCCAATTTCTATATCAAAAATAATGCAAATATGGACGTCGATGGCGATTTAAATATTAAAGTAAGAAATGATTTCAACTTAGAGGTCAGTGGTAATACTCATATTTCTACTAAAGAAGAATTCAGATTATTGGCTAATAGCATCGGTTTGGAATCATTCAATGGTCCGATTAATCAATATGCGAATGGTTCTTTTAATATCTATTCTACAAAAAATATTGATTTCAAATCATTGCTCAATACTAATATAGATGCGAATAAGATTTATATGAATTCAGATAGAGCTAGTACGGCAGATAAATCTTCATTAAATCCATTTTCTAATAGAATTACTATTGTTCCTGCACCAGTTACACCTTTTATATCTTTGAATAGAGATGATTTATATGCAATTTATTATGATGATGAATATGCACAAGGATCATCACCACCCGCATCTTATATTCCAGAAATCGTAGCTGCAGGCGCAGGAACCATTGAAGAATTAGAAACAATACCAAGTGTACCATTACCAGATTCTGAAAAAATTGATACTACAATTCCACAAACTGTTAGTTCTACTAATAATAATCCAGATACTACCATAAATAATAAAACTGAATTTCCAGATACTTATAAGTTATCTACGAATTTCAATCTTGGTCAACTATCTTCTAGAGCAGTGGTATCTAAATATAAAGTAATAGATCAAGTCGGATTAACAAAAGCTGAAATTGTTCAGAATTTAAAAGGTGTTGCTGAAAATATCCTTGAACCAATCTTTGCGAAATATCCAGATATGATTATTACATCTGGGTTTAGACTTGGAACTGGTAAAAGTCAACATTTCAAAGGACAAGCTGTTGATATTCAATTTAGAAATGCAACTAAAAAACAATATTTCGAAAGAGCAAAAGAAATTAAAAATTTAGTACCTTATGACCAATTTTTATTAGAATATAAAAATACAGGAACAGGTCTTCCTTGGCTTCATATTTCTTTTAATTTCAATGGTAATAGAAATCAAATACTTACATTCTTTAATCATAGAAAACATTCATCTGGTTTAACACAGTTAGCATAAATGGCAGCAATTCATAGAAATGGAGATTCTAGAGCTTGTGGTGCAACTACTGTTGTTTCATTACAAACGGATGTATATGCAAATGATAAATTGATATCCGTTCAAGGTGATCCGAATAGTCATGGCGGAGGTGCTTTAAATGCTTCAATTAATCCAGGTACAATATTCATAAATGGATTAGAAATGGTTGTAAATGGCAGTACCGCAGCAGCAGATTCGCTTTGTCCTATCGAAGGTGGTGCTCATTGTGGTCCTTCAGCAACTTCTGGAAGTGTAAATATATTTGCTTTCGAATGATATAAATATAAAGAAAAGAAAAAAAAGAAAGAAAAACTCATGAGCATTGCTTATAATTCAATTGCTTTAGCACCATTAAGAAAAGAAATCCTTTATAGAGATTTAGGATTAACCTTTAATCCTCATCCAGTTACAAAGAAACTGCCCATTTTAGAAAATGAAGAAGCTATAAAACGAGCAGTTAGAAATGTGGTATTGACAAATAAAGGTGAACGATTTTATAATCCATTATTTGGTGGAGATATTCGAAAATATCTTTTTGAACTATTTGATAACACGACAACTATAAGTATTAGAAAAACTATAAGTCGGGCAATTGAAACATATGAATCTAGAGTTTCCGTTATCGAAGTAAGAGTAGATAGCAATATAGATAGGAATGAATTATATATTAGTATTGTTTTTACAATTAAAAGTAATAATAAACTTGTTGAAACTAATTTTACTTTAGAAAGAATACGCTAAATGGCAGCAAATAACTCTTTAAGACTTACAGATATCAATTTTGATACTATAAAAGCAAATCTAAAAGCATTTTTATCAAGTCAATCACAATTCAGTGATTATAGCTTTGATAGTTCTACTATGTCAATTTTATTGGATCTTCTTTCATATAATACATATTATAATGCGTTTTACTTGAATATGGTAGGAAATGAGATGTTTTTGGATTCTGCACAATTGAGAAATTCTGTAGTATCTAGAGCCAAACAATTAGGATATACTCCAAGATCTGCACGCGGTGCAACTGCTACTTTAAATACCCTAATTACACCTTCTGGAAATCCACTATCAGTAACCGTTGCTGCAAATACTAAATTTACAACATCAATTGATGGAATCTCATATACATTCGTAACACCTGAAGCATATTCATTGACTCAACAAGATGATGGAACTTTTATCGGATCAATCAATATTAAAGAAGGAATTCCACTTCAACATAGATTTACAGTAAGCACAATTAATCCTGTAAGATATATTCTTCCAAATAGAAATACTGATACTACTTCATTTAAAGTTAGAATTCAAGAATCTTCTTCTAATACTTCAATTACCACTTATAATTTAGCGTCTGATTTATCTACTGTAAATAGTACATCTGTAATATATTTTATTCAAGAAAATGAAAATAATCTTTATGAAATTTATTTCGGTGATAATGTATTTGGTAAAAAACCTAAAGATGGAAATATTGTTATCATCGATTATAGAATATGCAATGGTTCATTACCTAATGGAGCAAATAATTTTAGCAGTCCATCTTCATTAGGTGGTTATTCAACATTTACGGTTTCAACTACCACGGCCGCGCAAGGTGGTGCAAATCAAGAATCAATCACATCAATTAAATATAATGCGCCAATGAAATTTCAAGCACAAGATCGATTAATCACATCAAATGATTATAAAAATGCCATTCTAAGTGAAAATGGTGATTTACAATCTATTAGTGTTTGGGGCGGTGAAGAAAATAATCCTCCAGTTTACGGAAAAGTTTTTGTATCAGCTAAACCAAGAAGT